TGCAACGGACCCATCTCGTATGCGCTCCCTGACGGCTTCTCTTTCCGAGCCACAGACATCGTTTATGGAGATGGAACGCGGGCCAGTGTTCTCAAAGAAACCGAGAACACCTTCCTCAATGAGGGCGGAGACTTCGCGGTTCCGTCGGACTCAGGCGGCATCACGGCGATGGCCGTCCCCGGCGATCCTGATACCTCGCTCGGCCAAGGTCCGCTCCTAGTATTCACTCCTCGATACGTCTTCTCCGTACAGGCTCCGGTCAATCGGGATACTTGGAAGAACCTCACCTACCCGATCCAAGCGATCAGCCTTCTCACCTCCGGTGCGCTGGGAGCGCGTTCAGCCATTACCGTCAATGGCGACGTCTTCTACCGCGCTGTCGATGGCATCCGCTCGTTCATCATCGCTCGACGCTCATTCACCGATTGGGGCAATACACCCATCAGCGGTGAGATCGTAAACATCGTCGAGAACGATCAAACCAATCTCTTGTGGTCCGGTTCCGCAGTCGTGTTCGACAACCGTCTGCTGATGACCACGCAGCCTGTCTATGACAACGATGGTGTTTATCATCGCGCTCTTGGTGTTCTCGATTTTGATCTCATCACCTCGATGCGGAAGAAAATGCCGCCCTCCTGGGCCGGGATTTGGACAGGACTGAAGATCCTTCAGATCGTCAAAACCGAGAATATTTACGGTGATCAATGCTGGATCTTTGCCCGTGGCGAGAACGGAAACATTCAGCTCTGGGAAGTCACAAAGTCCGGCAAGTTCGATGTCAACCTGTCCGAGTCAAAGGAGATCCAGTGGTTGTTCCAGACTCGTGCATACAATTTCGAGATTCCGTTCGGTTTGAAGCGTCTCGATAGCGGAGACATCTTCATCGATCAGCTTGAAGGAGACGTTTCGTTTGAGGCGAAATACAAGCCGGACCAATACCCCGGTTGGATCGAGTGGACCGAATGGTCGGAATGCGCTCGCGTCAACCTTTGCGGGTTTCCGTCGTCTTGTTTGCCGATCACCAATTATCAGCCGCAGTACAGGCCGAAGATGCGCTTGCCTACGCCGTCTGATACTGTGTGCAATTCGACAATCAGCACTCCGACACGGAATCTTTTCGAGGTTCAGATGCAGCTTTTGGTTACTGGCTATTGCCGCATCAAGAGTGTGCGAGTCCACGCTTACGATGTTCAGGAGCAGGTGGTTGGCGATTGCAGATCCGTCAGTGTTCCTTGCTCCATCTTGGAATCGTGTGACCTGAATATGTTCTTCTACTCATCGGAATAGTATGCCAAACCTAACACTCATTCAGCTTACGCCGCCGAATTTCCCGCTGAACTATTGTCCGGCGAATTATCAGGCGTTCGCCAACGACATCATCAGCGGCACACAGGCGACGTTCCTTTCTTCGATTGGAAACTCGTTCTTCAACTTTGGATCGACTGTTCCTTCGCTGAACAATCAGGTTTATCCGTGGCTCGATGCCGATGGAAACTGGTGGGTGTATCAGGGCGGATTCTGGGCGCGAAAGCATCCGGTTGATGCTGGAGGAGATGAACGCCGCATTTACATCGGAACCACAACCAACCTGCTGTCATACGATGGCGGAGACGGAACTCCTTATGCTGGAAACATCTATGCGGGGGCGATGTGGGAAGTGGACACTAACTTTGCGGCGCGGTTTCCTGTTGGAGTTGGGACTTTTGCCGCAAGCGGTGCTGTTGCGGTACAGGGAACGACTACCTCTACAGCGGTTGCTGGCGAAGATCAGCACACTCTGAATGTTTCTGAGATCCCTTCTCACAACCATCAGACCATCGATCAGTATTACAACCTGACCCAGCGCGGATCTGCTGACACCAAGGCTTTCAGCCCAGATAATCGTGGCGAAGGAACCGCGAACATTCTTGCTACGACAACCGCTGGTGGTGGTGCCGCCCACAACAATCTGCCTCCGTTCTACGGCGTTTACTTCATCAAGCGGACGGCCCGAGTCTATTACACCAAATGAAGCTGATCGTTGCTGATATCCAGTCGTTGATCGCTCGGGTTATCGGGGTCTGCTCCGATGATCCCCGCGTCTACGAGTACATCAACCAAGCCTGTCGGCGTCTGCTTCACAAGGGACTGTGGGCCGGTGCTTACGGTCGATTCACCATCCATCCCACCAGTGGGTGCATCACTTGGCCCCGTCAGATTGAGACCATTGAAGCAGTGGCCGACTGTTGCGCTGTCGGTACTGTTCGCAATCAATGGTTCGAGTTTCAAGAGACCGGATTCGGACTTGTCAATGGCGGAGGACAGGTTTGTCTCGGCAACCAACTTCTTGATCGAGGAACGGTCGTTTCCTACCGCGACATGAGCGGAGGAACCAACAGCTACATCCGCGTTTACCCTGGTGACGCGAGCGATGTCGGCAAGACGATCACATTGCAGGGTGTCGATCAAAACGGTCAGTGGATTCGCACTCAAAGCAGTGGCGTTTGGATCGATGGCGAGAAGCTCACTTTGGCCCTCCCATACGTTCAATCGACCAAGAAGTTCACTTCTCTGACCGGAGTCATTCGTCAGACGACAAACACCGTCAGTCGTTTGTACGAGTACGATGCGACGTCTCTCGCTGAAACCGATATCGCTGTTTACGATCCCGATGAGACGTTGCCGCAGTATCGTCGGAGCTTCTTGGGCAATCGTTGCAATGCGGACGAGAACAAGCCTGTCACGGTGATGGCCAAGATGCGTCACATCAACGCATCGACTCCGAACGATTACCTGATCCCTCCTTGTGCGGATGCCATCAAATTGATGGTTCAGGCGATTCGTAAGGAAGAGAATGATCTTCTAAACGAGGCTGTTGCGTATGAAGCTAAGGCCGTGCAAGCGGTCCAAGAGCAGACGATGCAATACCTCGGTGATGCGGTCGCTACGATCCGTATGGTCGGAGCGGGCCAGAGTGGCGGTGGATTGTATCAGTGGTTCTAAAGGATATTTATGGCAATCGGAATAGGTGCAGCAATTCTAGGTGGAGCCGGAATCTCGGCTGCTGGAAGTCTGCTCGGTGGTTTGTTCGGCGGAAAGAAGCCGAAGATTCCCGAGTTGAAGCCGATTGATTTCGCCAAGGAACAGCAAGCGGCAATCCGCCAGAATATCGCCGCCATTGAGCCAGCCACGGAGCTTGCTCAGCGGACCACTCAGGCTGAACAGACTCAGCTTGAATCACAGCTTCGTAGGGCGATCCCCGGTTACGATCAGTTGGTTCAGCAAGCCAGCAAGAACATCGGTGCCGCCTTGGCCGGTGAGATTTCGCCAGAGGTTTCTGCTCAGGTTCAACGGTCTGCTGCCGGTCGAGCTTTGATGGGCGGTTACGCTGGTACTGGTGCTGGACGAGCTTTGACCGCTCGTGATCTTGGTCTGACCTCGATGCAGTTGCAGAATCAGGGTCTTGCTCAAGCTCAGAACTTCATTCAGCAGCAACGGACTTTCGGAATGGTTCAACCGTTCTCGGTGAGCAGTATGTTCATCACCCCTGCTCAGCGGATCGGCGCGATTCAAGAGCAGCAAGCTCGTCAGTACGGTCGCGATGTGACCGCCGCTCAAGTTGCCGCTGCGCCGTCACCGATGGCTCAAGCTGCTCAGACTGCATTCACCAATTTTGGTGGAACTGTTGGAGGCGCATTTACGCAGTATGGTCTGTCGAAAGCGTTGATGTCTGATTATGCGAACATGATTGGGCAAACGCCTCAGATTCCTGCTCCGAACCTGATGGCTCCTCCTCCTCCGATGACGGCTCCAAGCATCAGCTTTGGCCCTTAAAACACGATCTTATGGCCGACCAATCTCTCCAAGCATTTCAGCTAGGTGCAAACCTGTTCGACCGCGCGCAGACGCAGCAGCGGATGATGGAGCAGCTTCAGCTTCAGGCGGCTGATCAGATCATGCGCCAGCGGCAGTACGATCTTCAGAACAAGATTCAGTCGAAGGCGTATGCGGATGCTTTGGCAGAGTCGGAAGCTCAAAATGCCGAGTTTGATACGTTCCAAACTTTCAACGATCAGCTTGCTTCGTTTCTGAACAATCCTGACATCGAAGCTCAGATTCCGACTGTTCCAAGATTTCGATCAAAGATTTTCAATCAGCAAGCGCAGCAAGCGGTGCAGGGTCTTCAGCAGTATTCGCCACGGGCAAAACTCCTGAAGGCTCGCGAGAAGTACGATGCCGAACGAGCCAACAACGCGGCAGATATGTTGTCAGTTCTCGGTGTCGATGTTTTCGATCCTCAAACCGGACAGATCAACGAAGAGCTTTATCGGAAAAACCTTCCGATGATTCCGTTGAAAAATTACTCGCAGGAGGTTCGCGCTGCATATTCTCAGACTGATCCAACGCTTCCGTTTGAACAGAGGGTTGGCGAGGCTATCAGGATGTCCAAGGAGCGGTCTAAAACCGCTGGAGAACGTTCATCCGAACGAAACGCTCAACTGGCCATCGACGAGTACACCAATCTTTTTGGAAAGCCTGACAATGTCACCAAGTCGTTCATCGAGAACAACGCTTTGAGCGGCAAATGGACGATCCCTCCAGCTACTCAAGCCAAGCAGATCGAAGGTGATGAGCGTATCGCAGGAACGACATCGACGCTCGTTGATGAGCTTAATTCGTTCGAGCAGAAGTACGGAAAGAACGCTTTGCAGCCGTTCGTAGGCATCATCGATGGACGGGTTTCTGAGATTCAGAAAAAGCTGTCCGGTGCTAAGACCGACAAGGAGCGTGAGGCTTACGCGCTGCTTCAAAGGTTCCAAGACACCTTCAACAAGGCGGCGTTTGAGCAGTCCGGTAAAGCGGTCACGACGAGCGAAATGCAACGCCTTGTCGCCGCTCTCGGTAGCATCAAGAGCGACAACTTCTCGAACGATGTCAGAAACTTCGCGAAGATGTCTGCGGAGGATCTGCATCGCACGATCAACAACTTCAAGTCGAAGTACCGCATCACTCCTGAGCAAGTCCAGTTGGCCGATGATCTGAAGATCAAATACAAGATGATCAATCTGC